GGCTTTTTGATTAATTGTTTAACTCGTCCCATTTTAACGGGACACTAATGTAATCAAATATAATTTCAATATAAATACATACTTATTCTATGGTGTGAAAAGTGATGGATGCCTTGACTATGGCCAGTGCGCGTATGCTGTCGAGGGGGATATCCTTGGGCTCGAAACGGTCGTTGTGGCTGACAAGGCGTATGAATCCCGACTGATCGGCCTTTTGTATGTATTTGACGACCGTGAACGTGTCGCCCCCTGCAATGAAAGACAACAGGTATATCTGTCCCCAGAGGATGCTGTCCAACGACAGTTCCAGTTTCTTATATATAATAATGTCCCCGCTCTTCAGGAGCGGTGTCATCGACTCTCCCCTGACATAGATTGCCCCATCGACTGGAGGTATGTTCGGAATGCGCAGGTAGTCTTCGGGACTGATATTGGCTTCGTTGAAAATAGCCAGCAATCCGGCAGTGGCGCTCGTATCATATAAAGGTATGTCCTGAACCTCTATCTTTCTATCAGTCCGGAGAGGGAATGTCTGATTAATAGTCATAGGAATAGATTCCCTTATCATATTGCCTTCTCCGCAAAGTAACCAATCATAGTTAATATCTGGGTATTTATTTAGAATTTTTTCTAATTTATCTGTACCAATAGCACCGCCAGTCTTTAATACCTTATTAAAAGTTGCATTACCAAGCCCAACGCTTTTTTCAAATGCAGCGATGCTTATGTTTTTATAATCAATGTATTCTTTTAATCTCCGAACTATTTGTGACATATTTTTTGAAAATAATCTAATTTTTTATTTTGATATTAGAAAAAACTCTATATCTTTGCAAAACCGTAATACAATTACGGGCAAAGTTAAGAACAAAATCAATAACATCACAATTATGAGAAGGTACATACAGGTAACAAAGGAGTCCAGGGCGCGTCTGGTCAGGAAGTACGGGGTGACAAAGAAGACGGTATGGGAGGCCCTGTCGTTCATCACGAAAAACGAGCGGTCCCAAAGCATCAGGAGGGACGCCCTTAAATGGGGCGGCCTGCTGATCGAGGAGGGCTTCGTGCCCAACTGCCGCACGGAACACCTCGGGGACGGGAAGATCCGTCAGAGTTTTTCTAACAATATAGTCGTCATGATTGAAGGCGATAAGGCTACTATTTACAGAGATGGCATGGAGATAGAGTCATACGACGGTGTCACGCTCAACTCATGGGGCAACATCCTCGACAGGGCGCAGCGGCTGTCGGAGACCGGCGAATTCGAAACCATAATGCAGTAGAAGCATGGAATCCACTAAGACTCTTGACATTCAAAAATTAGTTGATCGAGTAGAGATACGAGGCGTTCCCGGACTGGAAGATACTGATTTATCCCAACTCCTCGAAAGACTGTCGATACTATTGGCCGAGTATGCAATAAAAGGCTCCTTGCATTCGATGCGCCCAGTGATATTATCTGCGACGGTTTCCGTTGCTTTTCCTCCCCTCCGACAGTGAGTTTTGTTTCGTTGGCATCTTCGAGACACGCCAAAAACAAATGATTGGTTTTCAATTCCGAATAGGAATCCCCAATACAGGACAATAAGAAATCGATACTGAACATATTGCTAAATATTTTAAAAGTTTTCAAGTACAAATTTAGCGATTTCCCGCATAGCTCAGTTGGCAGAGCAATCCAACCCTGCCCTTGCAGGAGGAAGGGTCTCCGGTTCGAATCCGGATGCGGGAGCCAGGAATGCGAAGGATGGAGATATTCAACGACATATTGTGCGTGACCGTGGCCGAACTGACGGCCGACGGCGGAGGGATGCAGGTCATGAGTTATAAAAATTATAATCAACTCGTTTACCGCCATCGCATCAATGTAATCCGCGCCGGCAAGGGCCTCGGCAGCTATGCGTTGATAGAATGGTCTTCCATCCCCGCGAGGTTCAAGGAAAGGTTCATGGAAAAATACGGCGACCCAGAGAAGATGCTGAAGCGAGACGATGGCATGCTCGACTACGACATTAAGGCGAAGGAGTTCTTCGCGGAATACTTGCTTCCGGACGGGAAGGGGATAAAGTCAGGCAAGCAGTCGGAGTACGTGGTGAACACCTCGGTACTGAACCTGCTTCTGCGCCGCGCCGACGAGCAGAGGGCGGCACGCCACCGGTGCGGCAACTCCACCCCGGTGAACTGGAAGGGCATCCATGCGGAGTGCGAGTCCCTGAGGGACACATACGGCCACACCCTCCCTCGCAACGCCGCGAGGCTCCGCGAGAAGATGCGGCAGTACAGGCGCGAGGGCTACGCATGCCTGGTGTCCGGAAGGCTCCTGAACACCAACGCGCAGAAGATCACCCCGGAGGCCGGGGAATACATCATAGCCCTGAAGCGGTCGATGGTCCCCGTCTATACCAACTCCCAGATACTGGCGGAATACAACGCCAAATGCGCGGAGACCGGCTGGAAGCCGCTCAAATCGCTTACGATGCTCACGCAGTTCCTGAACCGCCCGGACATGAAGGGGCGGTGGTACGCGGCGGCGCACGGGGAACTGGAAGCGAAGAGGCTTTACAACTGGCAGCACGTCACCGTCCTTCCGGAGACACGGGATGCCCTCTGGTACATGGACGGGACGAAACTCAACCTCTATTTCAAGAGATACACGCAAAAAGGATACGTCCTGTCGTCGGTGCAGGTCGTGGAGGTCGTCGACGCGTACTCGGAGTGCCTCATCGGCTACCACGTATCGGAGACGGAATGCTTCGAGTCCATGTACGAGGCGGTGCGCATGGCGATAACTGACAGGCGGCACCTTCCCGTGGAACTCGTATATGACAACCAGGGCGGCACGAAAAGGGCGGATGCGAAGGAATGGCTCGCAAAGGTGTCGGTGCGGTGCAGCCGCCCGACAGCCCCGTACAACGCGGCATCCAAGACCATCGAGTCCATCTTCAACCGTTTCCAGAGCGGCGTGATGCACGGGCATTTCGCCTTCACGGGCATGAACGTCACGACGAAGTCGGCATCCTCAAGGCCCAACATGGAGTTCGTCATGGCCAACCTCGAGAACCTGCCCACATACGAGGAGGCCCTTGCCCTGTACGCAGGGATGCGCGACGAATGGAACTCGATGCCGCACCCTAAATACGGCAGGCCTCGCATCGAGCTGTACGAGTCCTCGTCCAATCCGGAATCCCCGGAAGTCGGCGAGGCGGCGTTCCGCGAACTGTTCTGGATAACCTCCCCGAAGGAATGCCGGTTCACGGCAAGGGGGCTGCAAATCACCGTCAAGGGGAAGGAATACACCTACGACGTCTATGGCAGGGACGGGCTTCCGGACATGGCGTTCAGGCGCGACCATACCGGCGAGAAGTTCCATGTGCAGTACGACCCGCACGACATGTCGAGGGTGCGGCTCTGCACCAAGGACGGGTACGGGTACCGCCTCGTGGCGGAAGCCGCCACCTATGCTGTCGTACACAGGGCCTTGCAGGACCAGCTGGAAGGCGAACGCGCGTTCATGCGCCGGATGGAGGAGGCAAACAAGAAGGAGCGTGTCCGCAGGCACCTCGAGGGCATGAGGCTGGACATGAAGTACGGCACCGCCCCGGAACAGCACGGCCTCGTCACGCCGAGGCCCCAGGGCATCACCGACAAGGAATACGAGCATTACGCGGACATCATAATGGCCGAAGAGGCGGCAAATGGAACGCCGGCCGCGGAACCCGCCCCGGGAACCGTCGGGCAGTTCAACAAGGCACAGAGCAACTCCACCTTCGACCAGATAGCGGCATACGACAAACTGTAAACACAAACAAAACAAAAACGATATGGTGACACTACAACAGAAAGAACTCATCAGGGTTAAGCTTGAAGAATACGTAAGGCGCTACCCCTCCCAAAACAAGGCGGTCAATTCCCTCAAGGGAACTTCGCAAGGCACGGTGTCGTCGATACTGAACGGCAAATGGGACAGCATCAGCGACGACATGTGGATGAAAATCCAAAGCCAGCTGGACATGTCCGGCGGCTGGAGGCTGTGCGGCACTTCCGCCTACAACTCGCTCATGCTGTACATGAAGGATGCGAAGGACGAAAGCAACGTCATGTGGGTTGTCGGCCCCGCCGGTATAGGCAAGAGCACCGCGGCCGGGGAGTTCTCGAAGTCGAACCGCAACGTGTTCCTGCTGACATGCTCGGAGGACATGCACAAGTCCGATTTCGTGAAGGAGCTTGCGGCCAAGATCGGCGTGCGGGCGACCGGGATGACGGTAAGGGAGACCCTCTCCGCGATAATAGACTCGCTTGTGAAGATGGAATCCCCGTTGCTGATATTCGACGAAGGCGACAAGCTGACGGACAGCGTGCTGTACTACTACATATCGCTGTACAACGCCCTCGAGGACAAATGCGGCATGGTGTTCCTCTCCACCAACTACATAAGGGAGAGGATGCGCAAGGGGCTCGGCAGGGCGAAAAAGGGGTATGACGAACTCGACAGCCGCATCTGCCGCCGGTTCGTCCAGCTCGACCTGGTGAGCGGGGACGAGGTGGAGGCGATATGCGTCGCCAACGGGCTTTCCGACAAGGCGGCGATACGCACCGTCCGCAAGGAGGCGGCCGAATGCGGGAACGACCTTCGCAGGGTCAAGAAATCGGTACACAAGGAACTGAAGAAACTTTCATTGAGAAACAACTGAAAACCGTTCAAACATCGTTCAAATGGCAAAATCGTTATCGGCAAGGCAGGTGCTTGAAATCCGCAGGGAGAAGATATCCCCCGGCGGGGAATGGGCGGGATGCCTCGGTGACATCGACCGTCACTGCGTGGTGTTCGTGTGGGGCAACTCCGGTAACGGGAAGACTTCCGCGGTCGTCAGCCTCTGCCGGGAACTCACTGCGTTCGGCAAGGTGCTGTACCTGTCCCTGGAGGAAGGCTACAGCCTGTCACTCCAGAACACGCTGAGGCGGTTCAACATGGCCGAGTGCGGCCCGAGGTTCCAGCTGCTGGAATCCTGCACCCTTGACGAGCTCGATGAAAGGCTCTCGCGCCCGAGGTCGCCGGAATTCATAGTGGTGGACTCCTTCCAATACATGCACTTGAGCTACAGGCAGTACTCGGCGTTCAGGGACAGGCACCGCAACAAGATGCTGATATTCGTCAGCCACGCGGACGGCAAGAGGCCGGCGGGGCGTGCGGCCCGGAGCGTGGAGTACGACGCCGGGCTTAAGATATGGGTAGAGGGCCATGTCGCCTTCAGCAAGGGCCGCTTCATAGGCGAGACCGGGAAGGCCGTCATCTGGGCGAAAGGGGCGGAGAAATATTGGGGAAAAGAAGAATAAAACATTGTCATCATGGAAAAGAAAACTAAAAACTACGCATGGTTCTATTCGCTGCTGAAGGCCAACCCCTACGCGGACAAGGAGTCCCTGGTGCTGCAATACACCGACGGGCGCACCTCCTCCCTCAGGGAGATGAGTTCGGCGGAATACGAGGCCATGTGCCGTGACCTTGAACGTGGTTCGCGCCCTCGCGGGGAGGAAGACCGGACACGCCTGAAGAAGGCACGTTCGGCGGTGCTGCTGAGGCTTGCACGGCTCGGGCTGGACACCGTGGACAACTGGGACGGCATCGACGCCTTCTGCATGTCCCCGAAGATAGCGGGAAAGAAATTCGCGCAGCTCGGCACCGACGAGCTGGAGTCGCTCGTCAAAAAACTCGAAAGCATCCTGCACAAGGGAGGGCTGAAGCAGGAACGGCCGGAAAGGCGCGACATCGCCGTGATGCCGGTTTTCTACAAGGACAACAAATGGCTTTCGTGATGGACAGGATAAACAATGCGGTGGTGAATTTCGGCATCATAACGCCGGAATCGGGAGACGGGGGCAGGCATAATCACGAAAAAGATCTTCTGACCATGTCGGCGGAAGAATTCTGGAAACACATAGAATCATTGAGGAAAAAATTCAATAAACAGGAGTAAAAATGGAAAAGGAACAATTACAAATCAGCGAGGCGGAACTTGCCGAGTTCCGCGCTTTCCAGGCCGAAAGGCAGCGCAAGGCCGCTGCCGAAAAGGCGAAATCCGACAGGGAAGCCTACAGGCAGATGGTGGACAATGAAATCAACGCGGCGATACCGGAACTGCTGCAGGTATCCGGGGACATCAAGACGGTCAAAAGGACCGTATTGGAGAACTTCAAGGCCATACTTGAAATGAAATCCGAAATCCTCCACCTGACGAAGGACGACCAGAGGTCGCATACCTTCACCAATTCCGAAGGGAACAAAAGGATAACCCTCGGGGTCTACACCACGGACGGCTACAGGGACACGGCCGAGGACGGCGTGCGGATAGTACGGGAATATATCGAGTCGCTTGCCGGGGACGACAGGACACGCTCGCTGGTGTCCATGGTCATGAAACTGCTGTCCCGCGACAACAAGGGCACGCTGAAGGCTTCGCGCATCCTCCAGCTGCGCAAAATAGCCGAGGAAAACGGAGACCCTCGCTTCATCGAGGGCGTGCGCATCATAGAGGAGGCATACCAGCCCGCCGTTTCAAAGACCTACATCAAGGCGGAAATCAAGGGCGGCAACAACGAGTGGGTCTGCATCCCGCTCGGCATGACGGAGGCGTAGCCATGCCACGGGGGCGCTCGCGAAGACTGCTGGAACGCCGCGACCGCATGGTCGCGGTAAGGTTCCACTACTGGACTGAACAGCAACGGCTCCGGACGGACGATGCAATCCGGCAGTTGGCGGAAAACGAGTTCTTTCTGAGCGAGAGCACCATATTGCAGATCCTTAAAAAGATGTCCCGCACAGGCGTTCCCGTGAAGATACGCCACCCCCGGTGTCCCAAGATCACGGCGGAACAGCTGGCGTTGTTCACGCGGGAACTGTCAGGGAAAGAGGATGTCTGACATAGGCGGGACATATAGAAAATGGACGGAACCTTCACGGCATCCGTCCATTTTCAATTGTTATCCTGACTGACGATGCAGGAATTGCCGCCGTGTCTGGCCGCAGCATTTCGGTGACCTCGGCCGTGTATGAGGCCTCGTACACCTTGATTCCATGATTGTAGGTGTAAAACCTGCTTGAAACGCGCACGAGCCCGGTAGCCCAGTTTTCGGCCCGGAACCCCTGCACGAGGGAATGCAGCCTGCCCCTAAGCACTTCCCGTTCCTCTATCCTTCTGACAGTCCCGGACGATGCGTGCGTGTCATCGTAGCAGTCGATGAGAAGCCTGACCCTGACCGTGGCCAGGCCTTTCTGCGAAAGCCCCCTGATGTTGTCCCATGAGGTGTCGGGGGCATCCACGAGTACGGACGGGAACACGAGGGGGTATGTATCCCGGTTTTCATCGTCTATCATCTCGAGCTGTCCGTAATCCTCATCGACGAGTTTAACGCCTCTCATGTTTTCGGACAGATGCCGTATCAGCGGCATTAGCAATGTCTCTTCCATATTTTAATCATTTGATGTTGTCGATAATCCTTTGCAGCGCCTTCATGGTTTCGGCCTCTACGGCCTTTCCCACTTCCGGGGATTCCCCCATGAATTTCCTTTGCGGTATTTTTATCCTGCTGCCTGTCCTTTTCAAGGCCATGTTGCGCCAGAAAGCGGCTTCCCCGCGTATGGAGTCGGCTTTCCTGCTCCGCGACTGCCTGCCGCTTTTCAACACCGGGACATCCCCGGCGGCCTCGTAATGCTTCGCCCAGAAGAACTTTTTCATCTTTACGGTCACGGCTATGTCCGCCCCTTCGTTGTGCGTTCCGGCATAATGGGCGGTGTTGCGGATTGCCACGCGCCCGGTACCTGGGATGTAGTCGGTCGAATCCCTCAGGTGGTTGGTGCCGGACAGCAGCGGCCCGTACCGCCCCGTGGCTCCCCTGAAACCTGCTTTCGACCTTATCGGCGTTTTCCACGGCCTGCCGTAGAATCCGCCCCGGTTGAAATTGTCCCTGATCCCGTTCACGACCGCCCTGCCGACACGCACCGGGAGTTCCCTGTCGCGCACGCGTTCAAGTTTCTTCAGCAGCAGGTTTATTGATTTCTCAAGTTCCGGTGACATTTTTTATGATATTTTTTGTTTTGTAAAAATTTTTACTATATTCGCGCTATAAATGACCCTTGTACGATGCCATCACTTGGTAGATGGAAGCGCTATAAAGCCCTTATATAGGTGGTTCGAGTCCTACCCGTATGAGGGTTATTTTATTTTGATAATTTCAGACACTGACAGGTTTCTCTTATCAATAATTCCTGCAGTAACAAAAGTGTTTGTAATTATCTTCTTTTTCCCCACTTTAATTTTTTCATTTATTTTAAATACGTATTTGTTTGTGGTGCCATCCACTGTCTCCACATACCACAGGCCTTTCTGTTTCTCGTCCCAATACACTTCCAGCCTGCCAAGGTCGGAAAGTGCATCTGACAAATGCTCCGGACTTACGGCTTTGCCCCAATCTACCTTGCTATCACGAAGTGCATGGCCAATCCTATGGTCGGTAACGAAAATCTCGTCCGATATTGGGGTTATCCCACGTTTTTCAATGAAACGCAGCACGGGCTTTTCGAGATTCCCTATCTTGACGGCCCGTCCGGTCGGGAATGTCTCCTTGACCTGTACGATGATTTCCTCGATCTGTTTTTTAAGCGCCATGGTTTCCGCCGCCTTTTCCGCACCCGGGTAAGCCTTGGTATAATAAGGGTGCGAATCCGAGAACAGTTTGCCGTCCGTTGCGGGGTTGTTGTCAAGGCCGGGCTGCGCCTTGACGGGGTAGAACTTGCGGATCACGGAATCGTCTGCCGGTTCGTCCGTCTGCCGCAATGAACACTTGCAGTTCCACCTGTCGCCCGGACGGTGGTCGTTCCAGAACGGATGGTTCACGGGCAGGGTGAGCCGGGCTTCCCAGTACTGGCGGTGCAGCGGGTCCTGGTTCGGCGAGGTCGTGGGCATCCAGCGTACATTCGGGAACACGTCCGCCTCGTCCTCAAAGTGCCTCCAGTCGGCGGCGCGGTGCGCCCTGATGACGGCCGTGTCGTACTCGGTCCGGAGCCAGCTTCCGCAATAGTGCGACGTCATGCCCCGGACGTCGCGCACCCACCTGTCGAAGCTTTTCAGGTTGCCGTCCCCGTCCAGCAGCCTCGATGCCAGGTCGTTCTGCATCCTGTGCGTGCGGAACGCCGAGAACACGGCGTTGTTCCGTCTGATTTCGTCAAGGAACATGTCGTCGGCGGCCTTCCCGGACTCGGCAAGCCCCTCGGCCGCCGCCTTGTCGAACAGCCTCAGGGTCTCCTCGAAGATGTCCCGCTGTATGCGGCTGCGCACATCCATGCCGGACCATATCTCCCTGAGCCCTTTGGCCAGTGCTTCGGGACTGAACGATATTTCCTGCCGGGCATCGCCGTACAGTCCGCCGCAAGATTCGCACCTGTGGCCGTAAAGGGAGTCGATCAGTACTTCAAGGGAGCCCCGTCCTGCGGGGCCGCGGCGAAAAAACCCTTGAGCCTGTCAATGAATTTTCCTTCACCCCCGTTCCCTTTAACGCCGCCGTCCTTCAGCCGCTTCTCCAACAGTGCGGCGCGTTCGGCCTTGAGGCGTTTTTCCTCCTCCATGTCCGCCTTGCGCTTCTCGTAGTCTTCAGGCTTGTCAATGTCGAAGGTCTCGTACAGATAGCCGTCGGATATCGGCAGGCCCATTGCGGAAAGTTTCTCCACGATGTTGATTTGTACGGTCTTGTCTATTTTTTTCTTTTCGACATAGCAGAACTCCCCTCCGGCCACATCCACCCCGAGGGAGGCGAAGATGTCCGCCATGTCGTAATTAAGGACGTCGAGTATGAAATCCCTGTCGTCCTCCTTGAGCTGGTCTTCCTCCTCCTTATGCACGGTGCCGAGCGCCTGTGTCCCGGTCGATTTGGCATCGGTCGTCAGCGTGTTGCCGAGGACCGCTATGGATATCTCGGTGTTGCACATGTTCGCGAAACGCTCGTACAGGTCCACCGTGCCGGATTTGTTCGAGGATTCAATGAGGTTCAGGGTGCTGTTGTCGGGATGTATGTACACCGCGTTCGCGCCCTGACTTCTGGCATCCTTCAACAGCCTCAGCCTCGCTTCCTCGTCCCCGGCGTTGTAGGTGTATTCGCGTATTGGCATTCCGAACACCTGGCAGAACTCGGCCCAGTCTCCCATGTTCCCCCTCTTGTACAGCACCATCGGTGCTATCTTTGCGAGCATCCCGAGTTCCCTGTCACCTTCCGACACATACAGTATGTCGGCAAAATCCTCGATTGGAGCGCCCCCGTTGTCGGATTCGTAACGCAGCACCTCCCTTTTGACCGGGTCGAAATGCTTGCGGTCTATGAGGTCGTAGTCTATCCATCCCCGGTCGTCCTTGCGGAACTGCATGAGGGTGAACCCCCAGAACTTGGACCATAGCAAGTCCTTCACGAAGCGCCTGAACCACGGCGACCGGAGATGCGCGTTCACGTTGTCGTCCGGCTTTCCGTCCCTGCGGAACTCTATCGGAATCCTGGACACGCCCGTAAGCCTTTTGTTGATCACCCCTGTCAGGTGCAGGTCGAGCAGGACGGAATTGTATATGTCGTAAAGTCTCGAACGGCTGTACATGTCTATGGCCGTGGCGGATGACAGCGAGGACATGTACGATTGCATGTCGAAATGGAATATTTCGGGGGACTGAAGCACGATGTCCAGCCTTGCCCTTTCCTCGCCGAGCTGCGTTATGCCTCCGGATGTTATCTTCCGCCCTTTTGCCGGACGGCTTTTCTTCCTGTATTCACTCATGGTATGTCTGATATTTGAACGCTGTTTAAACGGTTAAAAATGTGTCTCCCTTAACGGGCTGCTCGTTATCTGCCACGGGCTGTTGGCCGACTGCGTTTCGTCCGGAAGCCTGGGCGCGCCATCGATGGTGATATCTCCACGCGATACGGCCTTCATCCACTCCACCGCCCTGTCGTAACGGTCTTTTCTGATTTGTGACATCTTGTACGGGTTGTGAAGGCAGAAAAGATGATACACCGCGATATCCACAGCCATCATCAGTACCAGCTGGTGCCGTTGTTCCCCTGTTTGCGAGAAAATGGTGTCGCAGTCGTAGTATTTCCCGAGGTACGAGCGCATCTCCATTATCGCGCGGTCCTCGCACACTTCTATGATGGCCCCGTCCGAAGCGACATCGCCGCGGAGGAGCGAATCAAGTATGTCCCTGTGTATTGAAGCGTCGTAATCCCTCAATGTTATGAAATTGTGGTTTTGCATGGTCACATCCTTTTTGATTTGTCCTTGAATGATGAAAACGGTATGGTGTCTATTGCCGAAGAAGCCTCCAGCATCTTGTCGTCTATGATTTTCACGGCTCCCTCGATGCAGTCCGGGCCGTCGGCGTTGTAGGGCAGCGACATTTCGAAAAGGCCGAACTGGTCATGCAGTTCCGCCATGTGGGGGTTGTCCCTCTCCTCCTCGTTGAATACCAGCGAGCCGTTCCTGTCAAGGGGTTCGAGCTTCGCCTCTATCCTCGCGGCCTTGTCGATTTTGGCACGGTTGTCGGGGTTGATGAACAGGCTGTCGTGCCTTTTCCCGTTCGCCTGCCGGATCAGCGGTTTGAACACCTGCTCGAAGAAAGGGTCCTGGAGGCTGTTGTTTTCCTGGTAGAGATAGACCGCCGTCCTCCCTCCCACGTAATCCCTGAGCTCGTAGAACCACCCTATGTAGTTCGCGTTCGTCTCCCTTGCGAGGAAGCCCTTTATCACGTAGTATTTCCCGCCAATCTTGCCCACGAGCCATGCGGCCTTCATCGAATCGCTCTTGTCCTTCCTGTTCGAATAGGCCGGATCGCCGTAAACCACGAGGAACTTGAACTTTTTGAGAGCGGGCACCTTGCCGTAAGGCAGGTTCTTGAATATCTTCCCCTCGCTTACCGGGTTGTTCATGTATTCGCCCTGGAACGCCTTTTTCGATATCGACATCCTTATCCTGTCTATTTTCTCAGGGGTGTTCTTTTCCGGCCACGTGCTGTTCCCGTCCCTGTCCACGATGTTCACGATGTCCCAGTGGTCGGCCATCTTTCCGGCGCGGGCCACGCACGTGTCCTTGGCTATGATGTTCCCGCAGAATATCACCAGTGTCGGCTCGCTGACTGAACGGGTCGGGTACAGGGCCTTTTCGAACCAGTCCCATTTCTTGTCCAACGTCGCGGGGTTCCTGCAGTCCTCGTCGGTGTCGAAGTCGTCCACTATGATCGCATCAGGGCGGACGGATTCGTTGCGCGTGCCTCGCGGGGCGTTCCCGGCGCCTATCGCATAAAAGGCCGCGCCGTTCCTCAGTTTGAAAGCGGCCGATGTCCAGCTTCCGGGAACGGCTGTTTCCCCGTAAAACTGCCTCAGCCTTCCGTTGGCTTCGAAGTTGGCCTTGTAGGGCGCAAGCAGTTTTTCCGCCGATGTCTCGGTGGCCGAGGCGAGGATGAAGTTCTTTTTCTTCCCCGTCAGCGCGAGGAACATGGCGCAGAACATCACCACGGTGCTTTTCGCGAGTTCCCGCGACCAACTGAGCACCTCGTACCATTCATCGTTGGACAGGATGCGCCTTATCGCCCTTTTGTGGAACTCGGCGAACGGATACCTGGCGTATCCGGGGAAGAAATACGTTATCCATTCAAGCGGGTGCGCTTCGAGCCATGCGAGTTTCCGTCTTTTTGCGGCCTCGTCAAGCCCGTTTTCCACAGGAGTGCTGTTTCGGATGCCTTCAAGGTATGCCTCCCACTCTTTGATCTTTAATTTTTCCTCGGCTGTCATGGATTCCATTTTTTATGGATGAATAACTTCTCCATTGTCATTTTACCCCCCATGCGCTGACAATGAGCATGTTTTGCTTATCGAGCCTATTTCGGTGAAATCGTCGGTCATCGAATATTCGGACACGAATGCGGGGCATGGAAGTCCACGGAGCCAGTCGTAAAACCGGCAGTGGTCGAATTCCATCCCATAGCCATCGGTCCCCGAATAAGGGGGATCGCAATATATCACGCTGTCTTTCTCAAAGGCGATATCCGCATAATCGAGCCCGGTAACCGTGATTTCCACCGGCGGAACCCCGGAAACCTGCAAGCACTTCAAATACTGCACGGGCTCCAGCTTGGGCAAAGGCCCGGGAGTTTTCATCAGTTTTTTGTAGCACTCAAAGCGCCGTTCCCATGAAGGATTCAGCACCATGTCGCATGCCACATATCTTATTTCTTCGATATCCTTCCCCCACAGGTAATTCCTGCAGTTGTTCCCGAAACTCCAGCATGCCGCCACGTATGGGTCGGTGTTTTTCATGCGGTGGAATTCCTCCCTGGTGACGGCAGCCGCGCCGTCCTTGAACTTGCCACGTACGGCATCGACGAACATGCGGGGATATTGTTCCTGGATGTCGTTCAAATGGAACGACTTGAATTTTCCGGAAAGCATTGCCGCATGGGCGACCGCACACCCTCCGGCGAAGACATCGTAAAAATGCTCCGCCTCTGGGAAATGGGACACCACCCATCCGGCAATTTTGTTCTTCGAGCCTTTGTATGGTATTCCGTATGCCATGGTCAGTTTATTGAATCTTTAATAAAGGCATCCCATAAGGAGGCCACTTGTTTTCCCATATCGATGTCGGCCCTGCGGATCCACTCGCAAAAGCGCATGCCCACGGACACCATGTCGGCAAGTCCGGCCTCGCGTTCCATCTTGTCGATTGCCGCCGCGAGCTTCGCAAGCACGTCTGCCTCCTTGGCATTGGCAAAGCGTTGCCCGGCCTCGCGTTGCAATATGCCGGAATTGATTTCGTCAATCTGGCGGTACATGTTCTTCAGTATCTGTTCGCGGGTTATGGTCATGCCCGCCTTGAGCTCGTCCCACCCTTCCGACTTGGCCCAGCGGCCCACGGTCTGCCTCGTCGTGCCCACCTTGGAGGCAATCTCCTCAAGGGTGTACGAACCGAGGAGGTATATTTCCCTCGCAAGGGACTTCTTCTGTTCATTTTTCAATGGCGCCATCGCTTTTTTTATTGCAAATATCACCCGTTGCGGGCGGTGCGTGAAATTCTGTTTTTATCACACTCCGATTTTCGCAGTGTGACACTTCAAAAATCGAAGTGTCATTAAATCAAGTTTTTGACGGTTTGCGGCAATCGGTCATCTTTGCGTAAACGTTTCAAGGATGGAAAGAAAATTTTTCAATGTCATACCCGGGAAAGGGACTGCCTGCATACTTCTTTACGGGCCGATAGGGACACACGAGAGGGTGGACGCCTCGGAAGTGGTGGCGGAACTGCTGTCATTGCAGGAACAGTACGGAAGCATAGACGTGCGCATAAACAGCTACGGGGGCGAAGTCTTTTCCGGCATCGCGATCTGCAACGCCTTGAGGAATTCCGCTTCTGAAATCAATATATACGTGGACGGCATAGCGGCTTCAATAGCTTCCGTCATAGCCTTGTGCGGGAAACCGCTGCACATGTCCCGCTTCGCCCGCCTCATGTTGCACCAGGTGTCCGGGGGCGCATACGGGACTTCGGATGAGATACGCCGTGCGGCCCGGGAAGCCGAGCAGGCGCAGGTCATACTCGCGCAGATCATAGCCGGAAAATGCAGGATGAATGTCCAGGATGTAATATCAAGGTATTTTTCAGGCGGCGACCATTGGATAAGCGCGCAGGAGGCGTTGGACATGGGCCTTGCCGACTCGATATACGACATGGAAGGGATCAACCAATACGACGGTCATTCCACTGAAGAGATTTACAAATTAACCAACAGCCTGGCGAAAAACCGGGCGGAATACGATAAAGACATGGGATTTTTAGAAGAAATTAGAAAAAGGCCGTCATTCAAGGATGCCGCAAGCGATGACGATGTCATGCGGCGCGTGACGGAACTCGAGAACGATGCGGCAAAGGTGCCGGCATTGCAGGCCCGGGTGGAAACACTCGAAAAGGAACGCGACGAGGCCGCAGAGGCTGCAAGGAAGGCGTTCATAGACTCGGCGGTGTCCGATGGCAGGATACCAAAGGAACAGACAGACACCTTCATGGCATTGATGAAATCGGACGAGCAGAACACAAGGAAGCTGATCGATTCGTTGCCTAAAAAGAAGACAAGGGTGACCGATTTCATCGGCGGCGGGGAAGACAGGTCAACGGAACTTGCCGGCATGACATGGGACGAAATCGACAAGGCGGGAAGGCTTGCCGAACTCAAGGACAAGCATCCCGAACTTTACGACAGGAAGTTCAAGGAGACTTTCAGGAAAGACAATCAATAAAACAGGAAAAACATGGCTATACAGAAAGAAATTTGGTTAAGGACGATAGTCGAGAACCTTTTTGCCGACGACACATTCGCGGCGAAGGCCGTAAATGACGACCAATACGTGAACCAGGGCAAGAAAGTACACATACCTAACGCAGGGGCTCCTTCCAAGGTGGAGAAAAACAGGAGTACCGTTCCTGCGACGGTTGTCAAGAGGGCTGACACGGATGTCGAATACGACTTGGACGAGTTCACGACGGATCCGGTACACATCCCTCATGCGGAAACAGTCGAGCTGTCGTATGACAAGCGCAATTCTGTGATATCGCAGGACAGGGCGCAACTGTTCGAGGCGGCACGGCAGAACCTGCTGTACAAATGGGCTCCCGATTCGACACACATTGTATCGACAACGGGAAAGAACGTGGCGGCCCACACCTCCTTGGCCACGGGCAACAGGAAAGGCCTGTCCAAGGCCGACGTGCTGACCTTGATGACACAGTTCGACAAGGACAACATACCGCAGCGCGGAAGGTACCTTCTCCTTGACGCGCAAATGTACGCGCAGTTGCTGTCCGACATGACCGAGACCGATGCGATAGGATTCTTCCAGGCGGCGGATGTCAAACGCGGCATAGTCGGAAGCCTGTACGGATTCGAAGTCATGAAAAGAAGCCAGGTGCTCCGTTACAATTCCGCCAACACCCTGCTTGAATTCGAAAAGGCGGGGGCGGCGGCCGACAATGCGGCGGGACTCGCCTGGTACGAGGGCTCCGTGTCCCGCGCCCTCGGCGAAGTGAAGATGTTCGATTCGATGGACAATCCTCTTTATTACGGGGACATATACAGTTTCCTTGTGAGGTGCGGCGGAGCGATACGCCGAAACGACAAGAAAGGAGTATATGCGTTGGTTCAGTCGGCAGTGTCGGCAGGCTAATCACTAAAAAACAAATGCCATGGCACTGCCCAAGATAACGATAAAATACCTTAACGGCCAGCTTGGGACCGTACCTGAATCACAGGACGGTCTTCTCGCCCTCGCCGTAACAGGAGCCACCGCCGCAGGCGAAACCTTCGCGCTCGGCACGCCCTACAAGATATACCGCCCTCAGTCGCTCGACCAGTTGGGAGTGACGGAAGAGAACAATCCACGGTTGTATTCACTGGTTTTACAGTTCTATTCGCAATCAGGCGAAAGCACCCCGCTTGTGATCGTCGGTTATCCGGCGACGGATACGATGACCGGACTTTGCGACAAGACTACGGGCAAGTTGCGCTCGCTGCTGCAATCTCAGAAAGGAGACATCAGGGGGATAGTTCTCGCTTCGGCAAGCGAAGCGGAGGATGGAGAGGAAGGCCTTGATGCGGATGTATTGTCCGCACTTCCCAAGGCACAGGAACTTGCAGATTATTCTGCAGGGGAACTGTATGCACCGATATTCGTTGCCCTTGAAGGCAGGGGATTCACGGAAGCCGCTGATCTCAAGGATTTGAGCGAACTGGGCTATAACAGGTGCTGCGTGGTAATAGGAGGCACATCCGACGATGGGGACGGTGCCGCGATGGGGATATTTGCCGGCAAAGTCGCTTCGGCGCCCGTGCAGCGGAACATAGGCCGCGTAGCAGACAGGGCGTTGACCCCTGAAACGATGTACATCGGCGGCAAACTTGTGGACGAATGCGTTGACGACATAACGACGATATACGACAAGGGGTACATCTGTCCGCGCACATATGTTGGACGTGCTGGATATTTCTTCACGGACGACCGCATGGCCTGTGACCCTACGGACGATTATGCGCATCTCACGGCCAGACGCACCATAGACAAGGCCGCGAGGATTGCATACTCCACATTGCTCGACTACATGCTCGGCGAAATCGAAACCAACGAGGACGGCACCATGCCGCAAGGAGTAATCAAAAGTTGGCAGGCGGAAGTCGAAAGCGCGATCGACACGCAGATGACGGCTGCCGGGGAACTGAGCGGGATGGACGGATCAGGTTGCCGATGCCACATAGACCCTTCCCAAAACGTGGTTTCGACATCGGAGATCAATATCACATTGAAAGTACGGCCATACGGCTACGCGCGTTTCATCAATGTAGAACTAGGTTTTTTAGTGGAATCGAATTAAAATAAAACGACATGAACTTCAACTCAAGGGAATATGAATGGGCTGACATGTCAGTCATAATCGCCGGCCGGGATGTCACCGGCATACGTGCGGTGCAGTATTCTTCCTCACAGGAAAAGGAAGCCATGTACGCGAAAGGCAACAAGCCTCACGGGATACAGCGTGGCAACAAGGCTTATTCGGGATCTGTCACGCTCACGCAGTCCGAACTCGAGGCACTTGAGGAAGCCGCCGGCGGCGACTTGCTTGACGCAAGACTAAACATCGTCGTCATGTACGGGAACCCGTCAAAGGGGGACACGATAAAGGCCGATCTTCTTCGGGGTGTCGAATTCACTGAAGTTCCCAAAGGAATGAACCAGAACGACAAGTTCATGGAGGTGGAACTTCCGATAATAATGATGGATGTCAAGAAGAATTACGTTTAAAACTGCTTGGAAATGTTTGAATTCACGGACGAAAAATTAAAAGAATGGAAAGAAAAGCACGGCGACAGGCTTTTCATGATCAAAGTCGAAGACAAGCTTGCCGTGGTGAGGAAGCCGGGGCGCAAGGATCTGTCCTTCGCCACTGCCGGAAGTTCCCAGGGCAGGGACGCCCTCAAGTTTGCCGAAATCCTTCTGAAGCAATGCTGGATAGACGGCGACAAGGAAATCATGGAAGATGACGACTACTTCCTCGGCGCGGTGCCCACACTCGAGGCATTGGCGGAAAACAAGAAGGCCGAGATAAAAAAGCTGTAGAGCTGGCCGACGGTTCTCCGGAAGCGGACTTCATAGGCTATGCCGATGTCATGCTGAGGTATTACCTGCACATGGATCCGGACGGGCTGTCGGACCAGCAATGGGCCACCATGCTGGCGCAATTGAAAGACATAAGGCAACGCGAATCAGGTAAAAGGAAATGAGCAAGATCCTGCAATTCATCATAAACTTTTCCGCGAAAGGCGGCAACGCCGTGGCGGCACAGGCGGCGGCTCTCCAGTCGAGGCTGGATGCCGCCGACTCGTCCGCGACCCGTCTTGCCTCAAGCATCGGCGGCCGTCTCAAGTCGGCTTTCATGTCACTGCCCGGGGCGGAATTCATCACCAACCCGATAGTGGCGATGACTGCGGGAATAGGCACGGTGGCCAAGCTCGGCATGGAGGCCGACATGGCCGCCACTTCGTTCGGAGTGTTGGTGGGTTCGGAGGAAAAGTCGGCATCGATGCTCGAAAAACTCAACAAATACGCGGACGACACCATCTGGGGACGCAAGGAAATATTGGAAGCATCGAAGACCATGCTCGGCTACAGCGTGTCGGCGGACACTGTCGTTTCCGACCTTCAAAGGCTCGGGGACATAGCCATGGGAGACAAGCAAAGGCTTCAGTCCCTTGCGCTCGTGTTCGGCCAGGTGGCATCTGCAGGGAAGTTGCAAGGACAGGACTTGCTGCAACTCATCAATGTGGGGTACAACCCGTTGCAGGACATCGCCGAACTGACCGGAAAAACCATGTCGGAAGTAAGGGACGAAATGTCCAAGGGGAACATATCTTACGAGATGTTCAGGCAGGCTATAATCAAGGCCACTTCGGCTGGAGGCCGTTTCAACGGGATGACGGACAAGCTTGCGGAAACCAGCGGGGGCGCGTTTGACCAGATGCTGGGCGTGGCCTCTAAAGTGCTGCTTGAAATCTACAAGATAATAGAACCGCTCTTGATTCCGGCATTCAACGCATTGTCTTCGATAATGGAAAATGTCCTGATTCCTGTCGTGCAGGGCATAGCCGCCGCATTCAACTGGCTTTTCAACCTTTTCAAGGAAGGCAACCCGTGGGTGATCGGCATTGCATCGGGCATCGGAGTCCTTACAGCCGCAATAGTACTCAACACCTCGGTACTAAAGGGGTGGAAAGTCGCGGAACTGGCTGTTTACGGAGCCATGCTGCTTGTAGAAAAAGGTCAAAGGCTGATCAACCTTGCGATGAAGGCGAATCCAATAGGCTTCGTTATTGCCATCATAGCGGCATTGATAACCGCACTTGTGGCATGCTGGAAGAAATTCGCCGGATTCCGCGCCGTCATACTGACCGTATGGGACACGATAAAAGGTTTCGGCCTGCTGATAAAAAACATAGTAGTCGGCAGCATAATGTCGTTGCTCAATGCGATAGGAAAGGTCGGGGAAGCCATAGGGAAACTTTTTCGCGGCGATTTTGACGGGGCGTGGCAGTCTGTCAAGGATGCAGGCAAGGCGTTCATCGACAAAGAGGGAAAGGCGAAGAACATTCAACAGGCCAAAGAGCTTTTCGGAGGCATATCCGGCAACTACCAGTCACGGCTTGCGCAGGAACGCGCCAAGCAGGCGGCCAAGGATGCCATCGAGGAACCCGAAGCGGCGGCGGGCGTCGCCGATGATTTCATCGGCCCCGTATTGGACCCTTCGGCGGCAAGCACATCTCCGGGGAAAATAGCGAACGACATAACGACCGGAGGGACACGAAACACGCAGATAACGCTCAACATCGGAAAGTTTTTCGACAACATCAACGTGACAAATGAACACGGGGTGGGAATGAACGAATTGCAACGTATCATACTCGAATCAATTAACAGATCACTGGAAATAGCAACAAGCGCGGCAAGATGATAACAAGGTTCATACTGAAAAACATACTTTCAAGGGTTCTGCCGGGAAAGATCCCCCCGTATTTCATGTTCGGCGACGTAGACATGGCCGAAATACCTGAAGGGCAATATAAAGACCTTGATGCCTTGACCGATGGCGAACTTGAGGAATTGGTAAAGACGAACGTCCTCGGCGTACCGATGGTGTTCCCGTTGCAGATGCGGATTAGCGGAGGAGACTGGTGGACATTGCCCATGGAACCGCTGATTACTGTCAACGGCACGAACGTAATCATAAAAAAGCAGATCTCGAAAGGAAACGTGCGCGGTTCCATCAAGGAAAGATGGACACAGGGCGACTACCAGTTGAACATAGAAGGGGCATTGATCAATTTGCAAGGAGACAACTACCCGTGGGACGACGTGAGGAGACTGAAAGAGCATTGCGAGGCCGCCTCGGTGGAAGTGGCCTGCCCTCTTTTCGAGGCATTCTCAATAAACAGAATCGTGATCGAGGATTATTCCTTCCCCTTCACTTCCGGACGGCAGAGCCAGGCATACAGGATTGCGGCAAGTTCAGACGACATATACAAGCTGCTTTTAAAAAAGAACGATTTAAAACAGTTATGACATGTTCACGATGGTTCACGACATAGAACTCGGCGGCTACAAGGTAGGGATGCTTGAGAAAGTCGAGATACACCGGTCAGTGGAGTTGCTGGCAGACACCGCCGTAATAACCCTTCCGGGAAGCCAGTACAATTACGCCCTCGATGTCGAAGGCAAGATAAGGCGCGGCGACAAGGCCGTCATACGGCTCGGTTACGGTGAAACGGGACTCGTGGAAGAATTCACCGGGTGGATACAGAGGATAGGCACGGACAACGGCGCGATCACCGTGGAATGCGAGGACGACCTTTTCAAGATGCGCGTGCCGCTTGCCGACAGGGAAGTGAAAAACACGCCGTTGTCAAGGCTCCTTGAAGAAATGTTGCAGGAAATAGGCGGAGGTTATTCGCTCGATTGCAGTTATGAGTGGACTTATGAAAAGTTCGTGATCAACACTGCCACTGCATACGACGTGCTTAAGAAGGTCCAGGAGGAGAGCGGGGCTGATATATACCTGAAAGGTAGCACATTGCATGTCCATGCCCCGGGAGAGAAGACAGGTAAGGATGTCTTGTATGATTTCGCGATGAACGTGCAGGAATGCGACCTTGCATACAGGAATGCGGATGAAAGGAAAGTACGTGTCGTGGTCAAGGCGTTGCTCCCCGACGGCTCGGTAAAGGAAAGGGAATTCGGCAGCACCGGAGGTGACAAGGTGGAAGTGAAGTCGGCAAGCCCGGATGACGAATCAATGCGCCTGCGCGGTGAAAGCGAGCATAAGCGCCTGTCGTTCGACGGCTACGACGGTGACATCACCGCATGGCTCGTTCCGCATGTGGCTCCCGGGGATTGCGTGGAATTGCACGACAAGGATTATGAATACAAGGACGGAAGATATTTTGTCAGGTCTGTGGAAACAGAATTCGGCAATGGCGGGGCTACAAGAAAGATAACGCTTGGATTCAGATTGAGTTGATAATTCATGGACAACAACAAAAGACTTATAGAGAACATCAGAAAAGCCTTCGGGCCGGCACCGATGGCGTTATACCAAGGCATAGTGACCGGCATTTCGGACGACGGGCTTACATGTTCATGCCGGTTCGGCTCGACGGAGGTGTCGGAAATCCGTCTGAGGGCGTCATTGTCCGGCCGCGACAGGCAGATGCTCGTGGTTCCGCGCACAGGCAGCGCGGTGATAGTAGGGAGCCTGTCGGGCGACCTCTCCAGCTTAGTGGTCCTTCAGGTGGATGAAATAGACCGAGTCGTCTTCAACGGAGGCGAATTGGGCGGTCTCGTAAACATAGAACCGCTTACGGAAAAATTGAACGCGATTGTCGATGCCTTCAACAGCCACACGCATCAGGTGGCGACTTCGGGAACAGCGGCATCGCAGACGGGGACAGCGGCTGCGACAACGAACAGGGTTGCAAAATTCGACAAGAATGATTATGAAGATGCCAATATAATACATTGACAAATGAACGGGATACAACTGTCGGATTACGACATCGACATACATGCCCGAAAGGACGATAACGGTAAAATAGCATCCGGAGTTGTCATCGGTGACATACTGGCGCAGAACCAGGCGCTCATACTCCAGACACACAAAGGGGAATGGAAGGAAGACCCGTCCATCGGTGCGGGAATTTCCGACATGCTGCTTGATGAAAACCTGATGCTTTGGAAACGGGAAATACGGGAACAGATGGAACTTGACGGGCAAACCGTCAGGGAGGTGGCCATAACAGGAATGAAAATAACCATAGATTCGAAATATGAATAGGATATGCTTCATCATAATTGTTTTTGTTTGTGCGGGACTCTCCTCCTGTGGTGCGAATAAACGTATTTCGGCAACGCGGGAGGCCGAATCCCATAGCATTATGGAGCATGTCGATTCCGGCATGCTAAGACGGGAAATCAAAAGGCTGCTGAACGAACGCGTCTCCGAAAACCTCGTGATGTTTGACAACAGGAATATTTCGGTCGAGTTGGAAACCTTTTCCGAGCCTGACAGCAATGGACGGCAACATGTTGTCGAGAGATTGCACGCCGAAATCAACTCTGAAACCGCCACGGCCAGCGAGAACGTTTCCGAATCCGTAGTTGAAGTTTCAGAAATTACGGACAGTGTCGCCGTCATTGAGAAGTCTGAAACTGCATACATGCATGAAGAGGACATTATGGATGCAAGCAGGGAGCCTTCCAAGTGGCACCGCAACATGACATGGATGATGTTTGCGGTGGCGGCAATCGTCATAGTGGTTGTAACGGCTAAAATTATAAAATCATGGAAGTGAGAGTGCTGCCAAGACAAACGCTGCCTGATGTGGCGATGCAGGTATATGGGGACATCCGGGGGCTGGCTGCAATAGCGGAGGCTAACGGCCTGGCCGTCAGCGATGACATACAGGCGGGTACTATTCTCGAATGTCCGGAAATAGTATATGACAAATACATGGGAGAATATGTGAAAGATAAAAAAGTTTCACCGGCGACAATGCTTGAGGACACATATACAAGGATTTTTACGCAGCAGTTTACAATGGAGTTTTGTTGATCATGGCAAGGAGCATAAGCGAGATAAAAAATGAAATGACACAGGCGTTTGTGTCAAATCCCGAAATAAGAAAGGCATACGGCCTGTCGGGGGACGGGAGTTTTGACGAACTATTCTCAAAAGTGAGCGTTGAAAATCTGTTGTTCTTCATCGTGGCCACGATTGTCTATATGATTGAAACGATGTTCGATTCGCTCAAGGACGAAGTGGACGAAAAGTCAAGAACAGCAGTTGTCGCATCGCTGCCATGGTATTATTCCATCTGTATGGAATACCAGCACGGGGACGAACTTGTCTATGACGATACTACCAAGACATACCGGTACGCATCCGAGGATGAGGCGAAAAGGATTGTGAAGTTCGCGGCATGCAGGGATCGCGGCGGCGGAGTCCTGATACTCGTATCGGGACAGGACGGGAACGGCATGCCAACGGCACTTGATCCTGATATATTGCAAGTATTCAAGGAATATGTCGGGCAACGCAAGCCCGCCGGAGTGCTTGTTGATGTGTTCAGTTATGATCCGGATTCTATCCGGCTTTCATTGTCAGTACAGTACGACCCGCTGGTGCTGGACTCTGGCGGTAAAAGGATAAACGGTACGGATTATCCTGTGGAAACGGCAATAAACCAATATTTGACGGCCATAAAATATGGCGGGACATTAAACAAAACGAAACTTGTGGATGCGGTACAAGGAGCCGACGGTGTCATTGATGCGGTATTGGACATGGTAAAAGCAAAACCTGCATCCGAAACATTTTACAGCACTGTTTCCGGCAACAACTATGTCGCCGTCGGCGGGGCGTTCAAAGCAGAAAAGCTGAGGGAGGACATAAGTTATGTCTTACAACTTTGATGTGAAAAAACTCTGCCGGATGCTGCTGCCTCCGGTACTGAGAAAAAAAGTTTTGCTCGCATTCGTTGATTCGATTGCTGAACCATTGTTGAGCATGGAGGGAAAAACATCGGATTATGCCGATAATACGTTGTTAAGGTTGAGTTACAACGCTTTTACAAATTACCTTGAAAGATTCCTGAACGAGAAGTTCGGGGGTGGCATATACATAAGCGATTATGTAAACGACGATTTGTTTTACATGTCTTTCCCGAATGAAATAGCCGATGTCGTTTACATGGGCGAGGCCGGTGAAGCGGGGTACAATCCCCCTATATACTTGTCATCCGCGCAGCCCCTGCAACTGTCTGGCGGATTTATCGTGAACATCCCGGAAAGGCTGTCGGGCAGTGCTGCAGATGTCGGGAAATGGGTGGATTATTACAAGTTTGCCGGTACGGAATACAATATAACAATATACTGACATGGACAAATTCTTAACATTCCAAGGCCTGCAGCCGATATGGCTCGGCGATTTCGACTTCATGCAGAAAGCAGTCGGAGATGTTTTTATAAACTTGATTAAGGGCATATGCGGGCATGATTCAATCATAATATCGGGATGCGAGGTGTCTGTTTCCGAATCATCACCGCAAGTTGAGTGGACGGACGGCGTGGTCGCATTGTCTGGCGAAATACTTCCAATCAAGGCGGGACGCGCATATATTCCAAACCCCAATCCCGGAGTAGGCTTTGACATCCTGACCAGGACTCTCGAAGAGGGAGAAAGAATATTCAAAGACGGTCAGACTCACAATTGCTATCAGATTAGGGAGGCAACTATTGTCGCTGCAGCGACACAGTGGCCATACTCGGCCGATTTCCCACGGTTCGCACTTGGACGGGAAACAATTGCATCGATTACATCGGATGTGAGCGGGGTGGCAATGACGGCATCGTTGATATGCGACAACGGCATACTCCGTGTCATCGGATCGTTCAGCACGACATCGCCCGTCACGGGCGTAGTTGTCAGTGCCGTCAATGTCAATTTGCCCAAGAGATGCACTACGATGCTGTTCCCTGAAGAGACGACGAAAAAGGATGTCTATCATCCACTGGCATCATCTTCAGCCATTAATGTCGCAGGGGAAAGACAATATGTGACTACGCTGCTTGTATCGGCGACAAAAACACAAAACGGGATGCAGTTACGGATGCAGATTGCCCCGGACGAATGCGAGTCTGAAATATCAATACCGTCGGGCGTTAAAACAACGTTCGATATATGTTTGAACACAATTTGAATTGCTTTCATTTATGAATAAATCAGAATTGCTGCAAATGGCTTCGGCCATCAGGGACGAGATAAAGGCAAATTCAATATCTCCGTCAAGGCTTGGAAATCTGTTGGTGGAAATAGTTTCATTAATCGGTTCATCGGAAGGTTCGACGACAACTGATGTTCTGGCTACAAAACTGTCCGGGCTTGATCTGTCATTGAAGGGGACGACGGTGAGCCAGTCGTTAAGCGTGTTACAGGCGTTCGGGGTAATTTTCGGCAGGCTGAATGACGGGAAGAAGATGCGCGTGGCATTGTCCTCGTCAGGCATAATAATGGGATTTGAAAACAGGGGGACGGAGGATTCGCGCATATCGACCCTCGTACTTTTGGATCTTGAATCATCCAAGATTTATTGGAAGTCGAACGCTTCGTACGACATTACGATGATGTCCGATGCCGATGAAATCGAATCCTTGCTCAAATCGGAAGGCGCTGTCATAAATCTTGGCGCCGGTCCTGGAAGTACAGATGTACTCGGCACGACAGCAAAGGCAGGGGGATACCAGGCTAAACAGACAGTCGAGGAAAGCGATGACATAGAATCGGTGTTGTCCTCGCTTACGGCGTTCAGCAACAACGGACGGTTCTCCATTAATTCAGACGACACGGGGATGCTCATAGTCTCGCGCAATGCCGATACTGGAGGGACGAACATTGGACTGAGGCTGTTAAAAAAAGAAGACGGGTCGATAGAATTGCGCGGCACAGTGACCACGAACGGCGTGCTGGTACACAGGCTGTGCAACACGCAGGGCAATGCTGGCAGTTTCGTGTCTAAGGTCATGGAAACGAGCAAGTCGTGGCCGCTGATAATGTCAAATTCCGGTAATTCGATCTCTGTTGACTCCTCGCTCTCGTCCAGTTCGGAGAACCCGGTGCAGAACAAGGTGG